CCGTTAACGTATTTGTATATCTGATCAGCAAGACTTTCACATCCTAAGCTAGGCAGCTTAGTCAGCTTAACCATACCACGCTTCTGCATCTCATCATAAACGTCCATGTTAGGATCATCTTCCGCTACTAGTAGAGTATGATCGAATTGATCCTCAAGGAATCCCTTTAGCTCTCGAAGACCACCATAATCAGCTACCCAGTTACGTGCATCTAAAGTATCAGTCCCGAAATAGAACTTCATACTAAATGCATACCCGTGAACAAGATTGCAATGACTATCTGACTTCCATTGGCGATATGCACACGGAAAGGCATCATGATATTCTTTTGTTGAAACATATTTGTATTGAATGGGGGTGCTCATGTTTGCTCCAGTTTATGCTCAATGTTGTGGTATTATACTACTTCTCACGTGGAATGACAACGGTCATTCCATTTTAAAATCACTGCTGTTGATGCGACTTCTATCTGGAATTGGAGCGTCGTCTACCACTCCTTCTTCCGCATTTTCAACATCGAACAGTTTCATGCGAGATCTGTCAATACCAAGTACAAAGCGTTTCTTATAGTTAGGATCGTTGTATCTGTTTTTCAACTGCTTAACCATTACCTGGCCCAACGACTCTAATTCTTCCGAGCTGATCAATGCAAACATTAAATCAGCGGTGGCAGGAAGTCCAAATGACTCAGAGGTATCTTCCATGCCTGGGTCAGAGCTTGTAAATCCTGACCGTGTTGTTTGTGTTGCTGTTACGACAGGGACATTGAATTCAACAGCTAAGCCTCGTAGCTCCTCTGCGATAGATTTAATGTATGTGTATGAGTTAATCGAACCACCCATTGCTTTCATGCGACTGGATGAACAGATATTTAGGTAGTCTATGAATATCATCTCAGGTACAAAGTTCTTCTTGAGTTTTAACTCATTCAACAAAGCCCTAAAGTGCCCTGCATGAGCAGCTCCTGTTGGATACTCTTTGATGATCAACTTACCATTTGTATTTGTTGCAATATCATCAACCTTGCTTGTTAGCATAGGTTTCGATACGTGTTGCAACTGATCTAGAGGTATATCTAGTAGGTTAGAATCTATACGTTCTGCGATACGTTCCTCTGCCATCTCCATGGTGATGTACAATACATTACGTCCCTGTATAAGAACATTACCAGCCATATGACACATGAACAATGACTTACCAACACCAGTACCTGCCAGGCAGACATTTAAGGTTTTGTTTGGCAATCCACCTTTTGTGATCTTGTTGAAGTAATCCAAATCAAACTCAATACGCTCTTCATCCTCATGATAGAAGTCATAGCGCTCCTCTACATCCTCGATATAATCGTGCCCAACAGACGGATCGAATGTAACGGACAGAGCCTTGCTTAGAAGCTCAGGAAGGGCGTTCTTCGTAAGGTTCTGATGCTTTCCATCAATGATGCTTATACTTTCCATAATGGCATTATGGATAGCTCTATCCTGACACCACTTCTCGGTTGTGTCGTACAGCCAGTCATCATCTTCTTTCTGAGTATCAAACAGATTAGGAAGAATCTCCATAGCTGCTGTATACTGATCATCATTAAACTTGGACGACTGATCAATCTCAACCTTCAAAGAGTTAGTGGATGGAAGACGGTTGTACTTTCCAACATACTTGCCACACTCCTTGAATAAGAGGTTATACACTCCCTGGAAATACTCAGGTTTTATAAATGGTAGAACCCTACGCATGTAGGGCTCATTGGTAAGTATGTTACGAAGAATAAGTTGCTCAAGTGAGTTGCTACTCATTACTAGTTGTTTCCTCATAATTAGATAGCGATTGCTCTAATATGTCATGTAGGATTTGACCCGTCACTTCCTGGAAACCAGTATTAGATACAGTCAAATCTTCATCAGGTGAATACATAATATCCACGTTGTAGTTTAACATTTCAGATTTCTCATCAATGGTCAAATTGCCAAAGACAAATGTTGTTTCGATATAATCACCTGTTAAGATTCTTACATCCCAGCTCTCATTATCCCTCGGTACTAACGCATAGTCAACATTTTCTTTCATTTTTTTACCTCTACCCACTTTCTACTACAGGGAACTCGTCCCAATTTATTAATCCAATATTCAACGTGTTCTTTAGGATATCCATTTTCTATCAACCAATCGTTAAGCTCGAGGTCTCCATCACAAATCTTGGGAAACCCATATCGATAGCCATCTATTGGTAAAACGAGTACTTTAATCACTAATCCTCCACGATATCATCCATCCCCACAAGCGATTGATGACCAATACTGTACTGCTTTTTTAGAAATTCTTTAAAATCAGTTTCAGTAAAAACCGGGTCCCAGAACGCTTTCTCGAGGGTAGCATCATATCTAACTTTTGGTCCAAGTTCACCAGTAGACCTATCAACAACAGCATACCAGCCGTTAGATGGCTTAGCAACGTAACCACCAGCCAAAGCACAGTCAAGCAGGCCAGAATACTCACGTACGCCACCATCCCAAGACACTGTAATAGGTATTTTGGACTTCTCTTTAACATATCTACTCTTCTCTACGTTAATCACAAACCGATAGCCTTGAATCTCTGTACCTTTCTTGTCTTGTTGGCGTCCTAGGATCCATATGTTATCGGCTGAATAGTATATACCTGTGCCGCCACCAACAACATCTTTAGGAAACAAACCGATCTCCTTGTATGTGTGGTTTACAGCAAGCATAGGAATACTTCTCATAGTCAGATAGGGTGTCGCCATCCGAAATAGGCCTTTAAGGGCTTTTGCACGGGACATGTCAGCTACTGACTTTTCATTAATGGCATCATCCAACTCTTTCTTAGAAGCTAGGTTGCCAATAGAATCAATGATGATAATCACCTTATCGTCACGCTCAATGTTTTCAAGTTGGTTAATCATATCAAACTTCAACTCTTCCACATTTGTAATAGGTGTGTGAAGCACACGTGAAGTGTCAACACCAAACTGCTCAAAATAAGATTGTGGCGATCCGAATTCTGAGTCGTAGAATAACACAACAGCATCTGAGTGAGCCTTTAAATAAGCTCCTGCCATCAATAAGGCAAATGATGTTTTAAAGTGTTTTGATGGGCCCGCGAGCACTGTAAGACCAGGAGTTACTCCTCCATCCACAGACCCAGACAACGCAACGTTGACCATAGGAACTGCTGTTGGTGTCATATCTTTCTCTGTAAAGAACTTTGAATCAGCTAAGATGTTTGTTGTCTTAATCTTTGAGTTCTTTTTTAGTTTGTCCATAATTGACATTTTGTTCTTTCTCCCGCTCATCCAGCTTATATTGAGACCTGTAACTATTGTTTATTTTAACACATTTGTCGAGTAAAGTCAACTGTTTACTGAACTTTACAAACGCAGAAGTGTCCTTTGGAAAGCATGCTCCCCCATATCCCTGTTTACCATCAAAGCCTGGAACCTTTGTATGTGATGGGTGAATGCGATCATCCATACCAACCGCCTTTACAATCTTTGTGAAGCTAGCATCTGTTTTTGATATAGCATCATATAACTGATTGAAGAATGTCACCTTCACTGCGAGGAAACTGTTGATGGTATACTTAACAAAGCTGGCTTCTTCATGTGTCATATGAAGAGATGGACAAGGATTACATAGACTGTATGTTTCATAGATACTCTCCAGTCTCTTTGTCGATTTCTCAATACCACCAAAGATGTGGAACTCAGGATCCACAAATTGCTCGTTAGCTGATTTCTCTGTTAGGAATTCAGGATTATAAACAACATTGTCTGACCACTTCCTAGCAATGTCTGGTGTCACTGTAGATTTCACAACCACCAATTTACACCCCTCCAGGCGCTGCAACACATCATCTAAGATGCTAGAGTCAACCTTACCTTTATCCCCCATGGGGGTTGGTACGCAAACAAACACGCAATCAAACTTGGCTGTTGACCATGGATCCAACTTAGCAAGTGAAGACCCATACTTTGGATCAACAATGGTTTTCTCAACACCGGGGTGTGTAAAGCCATAATCAACAGCCTTGCCAACAAATCCGTGACCTACTATTAAGATGTTCATGATTCCTTTACTCGCTGTCGTAATCCACTTGATGAGAATCTGTGGTCACGTTTGTTATAGTAGATCTCTATACCTCTTGCTGAACATATAGCTCTACCAGTAAACTTACCATCCTTATACTCTTCACCTATAATGCGTACATCAAAGTTAAATAAATTGAGGATATCTTGAAGATCCTCTTCTGTTTGATATGGAATAATTTCATCAACATACTTGACACCCTGCAACTGTGTCCAGCGTTCTACTAGTGTTTGAACAGGACTGTTCTTTTCTGGTCGATCCGCGGAAGGATCAACCTGCAGTGCACACACCAAATGATCACATTGCTCCTTAGCTTCACGCAGCATTGCTACGTGGCCCGCATGCAGTAGATCAAAGGTGGATGCTGTTAGTCCCATCTTTTTAGTCTTTGAAGCCAACTGATTCCCTCTCTATATCACTATGGTTAAACTCTGCCCAGTATAGCTCGTATGCTACACCTGCTTCTAAGCATTCAAATTGATGAAACAATCCAGGGCGAACCTTTGTATAATCACCAGCTTCCAAAATGGTTTCGTCAACAAGATTATAATCATCCTGCCAAACACGGATCAGTAGTCTGCCCGTTTCAACATAGAATCCATTCCATTTATATCGGTGTTTATGCTTTGAACATACACCTCCACTTTCCATCTCTATTCTATGGAACTCTAAGGCACCATTGGCTTCTATGAGCTCAGTGCTGCCCCACACCTTTCCTGCTTTCACTTCACAATCTCCCAAAGCTGATCGTGGTCTGAGAGTATGGTGTAACGATTATTCCACTCATTCATATCAAGTGGTGTGTTAATCTCTATACCATCAAACCCCGCGACCTCAAAGTCTACCTTTACAGTGTGGATATCATGTCCACTTTTAATCCATCTAAGCTGCTCTAGTTGTTCAACCTCTTCTTCTGGTGGTATGGGCAGATCTCTATATTTTTCTAATGCATCCCGACTAAATCCATACACACCCAAGTGCCTTTCACCATACCCAGCAAATCCTCTACCAAACCACAAGGCTTTGTCAGTATCCGTTTTGATTAGTTTAACCGCCGACACATCTCTTCGTTTGTCTGGATGGCACTCTGTATATAATGTATTAACCGAGCTCGATCGAGTAATTAGCTCTGTTGCGCACGCATCAATCATTGTATTATTAATGTCTGGCATATCTCCCTGAACATTAATGAAGTGTGTGTATTGATTCAAACGGCTGTCGTTAAGAGCTTCTGCACATCTATCTGTGCCGTTATCACACTCATCAGCTGATACAATTACTTCTTCTGGTTTAAAGAGTCTGGATATAAGAGGGCTATCTGTTACGACATATGTATCAAATCCCGAATCCAGGCACCTATAAAACACTCGTTGAATCATTGTTGAGTCGCCTAGGTTACAAAGGGGCTTACCTTTAAACCTCGTAGAATTAAACCTAGCGGGTATAAGAATGGCTATTGATGTCATGTATAATCTCTCTGAAATTGTTTAGGTTTAGTATATTTGGTCCATCACTTGGTGAGTTGTCTGGATCTGGATGTACTTCCAAGAAGAAGTTGCTAACACCCAATGCAGCAGCTGCGCGTGATAACCCAGGAACATACTCCCTGTTGCCACCACTACTTAACCCTTTACCTCCAGGTTGTTGAACTGAATGTGTCACATCATATACAATAGGGACGTTGAAATTATCCATCATGTATTGTAGACCTGTGAAATCAACTACTAATGTATTGTATCCAAAGCTAGTTCCACGCTCTGTTATCCACACTTCATTGGCTCCTTTCGTTTTGGATAAGATGCCTTGTATGTCCCATGGCGCCAGGAACTGACCCTTTTTAATGTTAACGATCTTACCAGTCTCTACAGCAGCTCTGATAATATCAGTCTGTCGACATAAGAAAGCGGGTATCTGAATCACATCTACAAATGGGGCAACTCTTTCAGCATGGCTGGCATCGTGGATATCCGTGACAATTTTTAATCCTGGAATCTCACTCTTCATAGTAGCAAAGTCGGTAAGAGTTTGGGAGCTTCCCAATCCTCTTCCACCATTAATGCTTGTTCTGTTTGCCTTGTCATAACTTGCTTTAAAGTAGTATTCAAAACCATAATCTTCACACACGTTCTTACACTCACGTGCTATGTGCAGAGACTGCTCCAGCAATTCGTGTTGGCAAGGACCAGCGATTATTCTCACATCAATATTCCCAATACGAAGCATCCTATTGAAACAATTACTGCTGCTAATGTTGCTACTCCAGGGCCCACGATTCGTGATCTAAGTCCCACAAATACTAGTGCATGTAGGGTGATAGAGCATAATATAATCCCCACCACTATGCTTGTTAATACCATTGATATCATTTTATAACTCCATTCTTATATGCATATTCTAATGCATTATTAGCTTCAACGTCCATTGGTCTATTCTCATACCAATTGCCCGTCTCCACATCAAACTGTCTACACAACTCAACTATTTGAGTTGCTGTTATTGGATATCCTTTTTCAACAGCCTTACCTGCTGTGGCGATCATAATACGATACATCTGACGATACCAACCTGTTGCTGATATGGATATGTATTCTGTAGCTAACCTCTTGGGCCAGAAAGGACAATCTTGATATCCAGACCATGTATATGATGTGTTGTCCAACTTACCCTTACGATACTCAACAATCTGCTCCCTCCATGCAGGAGGTAACCTATCCATAAAGTTCTTCGCGTTTCTCGAATCGTCGTAAGGATATCTTGCCATTAAGTAATCAATGTCAATAGGCTCCCCCGCGTTTACGAAAAAGAAGTTACTAGCGTTGTTGTATGTCGCTGGAATGTAATACATTCTCGACAGATCCTTTGTTTGCTTGTCAACAATATTGTCAAGCATGTTGCTGAGTGCATACCAGAAATGCCGGATTCGTTCTTGATCTATGTGATTGCTGAGTTCAAACACCAATCTAAACTTTGGATGGTCAATAGTGCTGCTAGCAGTGCTGTAGCATACGTAGTTGTAGTCTCCAAATTTATCTTTGAGTATCTGTTCTAGATCACCTTCAAATATGTTATCATCTACGTCGACAGCAGCCCAACCAGCCCATGCAACAACATTAGCATTAGCTCTGGTTGTTTCTGGTTTAAAGATTGCTGGAGAGATGAGCTGAGCATCTTGCTTTCCTGCCAGCTCTCTCTGGCTCAACCTACGTAGAAAATTGACATACTTATCCCACGAGGAGAAATCTAATCTCCTGTGGGTTTTGTTGTCATAAACAAATCTTTGCTTTTCTTCCCACCACCTAGGTGAGTTGAATACAGTCAGTGAGTACATTATACAAAGAAGTCCTCCAAAGTAGCTTTAGGCTCATCGTCCCAACCCACAGCATCTAAGATAGATCTAATTGGTTCAAGGAACGACTTATCATACATAGTATTATAGTCTATAAACCTGTGTAAGTCAAGCTCTTTTGGTAGATTAAGTGAATATGATATAACATTTTGTTTGATAGGATTAGGTGTTTTTAGATACACAAACTTAATCTTCTCACCATTCTTCACAGTTTCATAATTTCTTAGTCCCTTGGCAGCTAGCTGTTTATTATACACCAAAGCTCCACGGACGTGTATGGGACAACCCTTCTTAAAGATGAGTTTTTTGTCCGCCCATTTATCTAGGTTAGAAATACCTCTTGGAAAGGAAACCTGTTCCGGAGGTAGTTGATTGAACTCTCGTTTAAAGTTCTTGATAAACTGTTGAGTAGCTTCCTCACCATCATCTATAATAATGCGAAAGATCTCCTTGAATTTATCTCTACACACTTGTGGTGTTGATGATTTGACAGCCTCAATTCCCATGATCTTGAGCTTAGGTTGAGCGTATTGAACACCCTCATTGTTATGTACATTGAGGATATATCGCTTCTTAGCTACCCAGATACCCTTATCAGCTATTACCTCACGATCCATCTCCATACGATTCTCATAAGCATTAGTCTTGTCTGATAGAGCTTTATATGCCTTCTCGAGAACACTCTCGAAATGATCTGCAGATATCTTATCAATAAACTTAACTGGATCTGTAGGGGCAAACTTATTAACCAATCCTGTCATCTTAACATACAGAGAATCGGTGTCTATAGCTATGACATAATCAACATCATCGGTCTTGAGGATCTTATTCATCTCCTTGTTGATAGCTTGCTCAGCCCAACGAATAGCTAGTTGACCTGATGTTGTGATAGCTTCTGCCACTCTATGATCAAAGTATCTAAAGAAGTTGTTTCCCAATGCTCCATATAACGAGTTCATCAAAATCTTAATACTCATCTGTTGGTTCTCAAGAGTGTTAATCTCATTCTCCAGCCGTTGAGTTCTATGGTTCTCAAACTCCTGTTTAGCTTCCAACATGCGATTCTTGATTTGTCTACGCTCATCATAATACTGCTTGATGATCCTGGGAATAATCCCTTGACGATCCTTTCGAAAACGAACACCAGTAGCTGCCACAGCATTTTCATCAGCAGGTAGAGTGTATGTTTCATCAAGAAGAGTATCCACATTCACATTAGGTATTCTACCCTCAACCAATGTTTCAGGTGACATGTTATACTGAACGATGATGTTAGGATATAGTGAGTTCAAGTCAAAAGAAGCTACCCACTCATGCATACCAGTCTCTGGATCCTTCACAAACGCTCCTGGATATGGAGTCTTAGCTTTGTGTTGCTTTGGAGGAACAGCAATCTGATCCTTAAACATTAATCGATACAATATACTATCCCATATCGACGTTGTTCCAAATGTCTCTGAGAAGTTAACACCACCCCTATATGCCATAGTCATAGCTAGAGTGATCAGTCCCATCTTCTCTTCAAGACGTTCGATTAATTGTACGTCCTTTATGTTATAATCGATATACAATTGGTGATCGTTGTTATAAAGCGTCTGTAGGTTGCCGTACTCCTCGTATGACAGCTTTTCATCGCCCAACACGATATATGCCACATGATCTAACTTGTAAGATTCTAGTGTACCATAGCTGTACCCAAACTTACGGAATAGATCGTAGTAATCCAATTGTTGGATTCCCATCATCTCGTATGCAATATTGGTTCGTCCAGCTATAACTATATCACGCTGATCAACAACACCCCATGGTGAGAATCTCTTGAACGTATCCCCACCTATAATATTCTTTATGCGATTGATAAGGTATGGTATGTCGAACATACGAGTGTTCCATCCCGTCACAACATCAGGACAAGTTAGAGGACTACTCCAGTATTGAAGCCAATCGAGTAGAAGATCAGTCTCTGTATCAAACTGATTATATTCTATCTCCAGATCCTCAACAACACATTTATCTGGATCGTAGTCTTTAAGACCCCACACACGATATGTGTTGGATAGATTATTCTTCATTGTGATTGCTGTTACAGTATGAGCTGCATCAGCTACAAATGGAAATCCATCCTCGGAGTGAACCTCGATATCCATAGCAGTTACATTGATCTTATCACGTTCAAACTTTACTTCGTTCGGAAAGCGATCTGTTATAAATTGAGTAACATAGTTGGTGGTGCCATATATTGGGAAGTTATCAACACCTTCATACTTGCTAATGAAGTTGCGAGCTTCTCGCATGTTATCAAAGGTGACTGGTTGAACAGGATTGTTCTGCAGATTGCGCCAGCCTGTTTTCTTAGATGTGGGAATAAACAAAGTGGGCATGTATGATATTTTCTTCTCGATCCGTTGCCCATCTTCAAATCCTCGATAAAGGATATTGTTACCGTACCGATTTACACTAGTGTAAAAGTTCATATATTTCCTCCTAACCTACACAGCTGCTATTATACCATACTATACAGAGGAAGTCAACATATAAAAAAAGGGCCCTCTAGGGCCCTTTTTGCGCGAAAAGGTCCCTCTAGGGACCTTTTTTACGTGCTAATCGTTTAGCGTTCTTTGATCTAGCAATTGAAGGATCTCATAGTCTGTTAGCTTAGGATATTCATGCCTAATCAACGGAACGATCTTTGCGTTTGCTTCTCTCTGTCGATACTCCAACAGAGACTTGTGGAATGCTTTAGCATAATCCACAACACTATTGATTACTAACTCAACTGCTTTCGTTGAGAAGCTGTGCGCTACTTGTACTACTTGTGTCATTTTCGACCTCGTTAAATTTTCCGATTGGTATTTTACGAGGACGCATTTCTTCGGGAATGATGTACTTCAATTGAATTGCAAGTATGCCATCTCGAATATCTGCTCCATGTGCATTTACATGCTCAGACAGCCTAAAGGTGCGTTTGAATTTCTTCGTGCTAATGCCACGATGAATAAACTCTCTACCTCTAGTAATATGTTCTCCCGTCACCGTTAGAGTTCTATCCTTAATTTCAACAGAAATTTCTTCCTTTGAAAAACCAGCAACAGCTAATTCAATCAGATAGTCTGAATCACCAGCTTTAATGATGTTGTGAGGTGGATAGTTGTCTTTTGAATGTCGAGCTGTATATTCCAGCTCTTGAAACAAATGATCGAATCCTACGAACGAGGAACGAGGAAAAAGGGTTTGTAAGCCTGTCATTGTTATCTCCTTTGATAAGCAAGATTAAGTTGCGCGACCGGTAAATCCGCGTCGCGACGTTATTTATAACACAAATTAAACTTTTTAGCTGTTACCTATGTTATATTTTGGACAAAGTTCCCATTGGGACTTGTCTTTGTGGGGTATGATCTTTATCTGACGTAGTGGTGCGCATTCAAGCACAGCACCAGAATCAACCATATCAACCAACCCCCAGTCACTCAATAGAGTGGCTATTGTGTTTCTACGTTGTAAATCGTTGGCGTCGATATTAGCCTTCTTTCCATCGAGCATGAACAGCTCTTTAAAATGAACGATAAAATACCGACCCTGCTTATGCAGGATGTGGCACGATTGAAATAATTTATTCTCCTTGCGGGACGCAACTCCAATGCGAGTTAGCGTTTCACGAACCTTTAAAAAATCGTCTGGCTCGTTGAGTGTGACTTCCAACATGTCGTGGGGATGCCAATGAATGATGTTATTTTCTTCCACCTTTGCTCACCTTTTGTTTCAATATTGTTATTTGTTCAGGTGACAGAAGAGACAGTACTTGTCTAGCTTTATCGTTGCTGTATCCATAGTACTGTTTGACCACTTCAATATCACGTATATCATCTGATTTAATCCATTTCGAAAACCTTTTACGCTTTCGAAGAATATTTATAAGAAAGTGATATTGGAGTTTATTGTCAATGTGGTGGTACCGATTCATGATGTTAGCAAATGCTACAGTGTCGAGAAAATAGCTCAGTGATCTATTAACCATAAAGCTATTGTATGCTTTCTCAGTAACATCATCAATCATTATATCCTTCTTGTCATAATTAATGCTGTTGAGGAATTTAAATGGGTTCATTTTATATCCACCTGTGACATGATCTCTGTAAGACAGGCCACAGTATTCAATTCATGATCAGCAACAAAAGCATCTTTGTACTGATAATCAGCAAGAATCAAAACCAGTTGAGGAATAGATCGAGGTTCAACATATTCATTCATTGAATCGTATATGCCTCTAAAGATTGAAGAGGTATCAACATCAATGTTATTAACGACCCATGATCTCATCTTCTTGAAGTTCTTATCCTTCAAAAGAGTCATCAGTTCTGCATATTGATTTAAAGAGGCTCCACCCTTAGTCACAGAATCGATGTGACCAGTTGCAGATCGTCGTTGTAGTTCATTCAGAACCCTACGCCAATCAGGTGCATGTTTAGTCACAAGCTCAGCAACAGGCTCAGGACTAAACTCCTTACATTCTGATTTCAATACACCCACAGCTTTATCAAAGAATTGCTTAGCAAGACCTGCCATCTCTTTACGTGATGTGTTGAATTCATATACACCACAACGAGAGTGGAGAGGTTCGATGATGCGATTTTTAAAGTTACAAGTTAGAATGAATCTGCAGTTGTTAGCATACTCCTCTATAAATCCACGAAGAGCTGGCTGTGTAGATTGAGGGTTTAGATAGTCAGCCTCATCGAGAATAACTACCTTATAACCACCTTGTAACGATACACTAGATGCAAACTGCTTAATCTTGCCACGTAATGTATCAATATTACCCTCTTCGGATCCATTGATAATTATGTAATCAAGACCAAGCTGGTTGCATAGAGCTTTAGCAACAGTTGTCTTACCGAGCCCTGCAGTTCCAGTAAACAACATATTAGGAAGTTCGTGTGCAGGGTCGTCGATAATAGCTTGAAACGTTTGTTTCAGTTGAGTTGGAAGAATCGTTTCTTCAATTGTTTGGGGCCGATACTTCTCAACCCATAGAAAGTCATTAGACATAGCATCCTCATAATATAATTTAAATTTTCAAAAACGAATGTTATTCTTCCGCAGCTTCCCCTTGTTGATAGTCTTCTGACAATTGAATTACCTGTAGACACTGGTCTCGTAATTGACCAATTGTAGAAAGTTCTTCACCCTTAAAAGCACCACGTTGAGTTAGCGCATCAATAACAGCTACAGCACTACGGCTTACGCGATTGCCAATGTCATAGATCTCAGAGTGATCAGTTTTCTTCTTCGTCATTATATAACTCCTGGTTATAGTTCAAATGTTGAGGACTTTTCTAGTGCTACCCAATAAATCAGGTCCTGCTCTTCCGATTTGTTGGTGAATTTCGAAATCAATTTAGTTGAAATCTCAACCTCATAATCACCTGGGATTATTTTGAGGTTGTTGATGTTGATGACAAAGTTACAATCCTTTAGCGTTGTTTCACCATCAACATCAATAGAGTATGTGTTTGATGTAGAGTTATCACTCTCGATAATAGACAAACGAATGACATTATCAACACTTGTGATAGACATCTCAGAATGACCCAGCGCACCTGCCGCACGTTTTAAGTTATTTAGTGTTCCCTGATCTAAGGTAAATCTCACATCAGTCCCAGGCATTGTAATAGCTTTTGATGGACTTGTCAACATCTCAGGGTCAGAAAAGTAATATTTAATCTGAGCTCGGCCCGTGCTATCCCCAATCAGAACATAATTATCTTCAAACCGAACTCGAGGACTATCAACTAGTCCAGTCACGTTCAAGAACTCTTGCAGATCGTATATACCGAACTGCTGAGGGAATGTCTCTGGGACAGTTGCAGATCCAAGCACATTCTTTGCTTCCGCCACAGTCATAATCGTGTTACCTGGTTTGATAACAACGTTGCTATTAATGGACGCAAAGTTCTTCAACACTTGCATAGTAAAATTGGAAAGTTCCATTATCAGTTACCTTTTATCTTGGAGAAGTTCTTCTCCTTATATACTTCAATCTTATTAGCGAACTTGCCATCTAGCATTTCGCCCTTATGTGATATCACAAATACGTTAGTATCATTACCTAGAGTATATATGATTTTCATCAAATTGTCAACGCCATCATGGTCTAAAGAGCTATCAAATGTCTCATCTAGAATCAATAGGTTTGTTGCTACAGAGTTCTTCATCTTAGCAATCTGACGCCATGTGAATAGCAGTGCCAAGTCGATCCGTTGCTTCTCACCCTCCGAGAAAGATGCATATGAGAAACTATCGCGGAATCGTGACCTGATTGTCTCCTGGAAAGCTTCATCCAGGTTAAATGATACAAAGAAATCAAGAGTCTGCAGAAACTGATTAACCAGATTGTTTATAACTGGTAGGTACTGCTTCACAATCTTGGTTTTGATCCCCGTATCCTTCAACATGGTACTCATAACCGTATTGTAGTTTACCTGCTCACTTATCTCCAGCCTTGACTCAATCAAATCATTTTTCGATGATGTAAGATCGTCGAGGTCTTGATCAGCTTGTTCCAGATCTGCAGCCTTACCTATGTTTTCAATCTCCTCCAGTGTTCTATCGATGCTGTTCTGATACTGACCTATTAATACATTATTGGAATGTAAATTGCTCTGCACCTCCTGACATGACTTCAATATTTCATTAACTTCTTCCAGCTCGGTTGATCGTCTGTCTAAAGCCTTTTCCGCATTATCATACGACTCCTGGATAGTCTTAGCCTTCTCCTTACCATCGCGTATATGATGGTCTTTTGTATCCTCTGCTATGGCCTGATCACAAGAAGGACATGTATCGTTCTGCTCAAAGAACCTAACATCACGAACTATCTTTTTGATCTCTGTGTCAAACTTGGTTTTGAACTTGTTGAGATCCTTTATCTTTTTATCAACATCTTCTTTTTGTGTTGTAGCAATCTCTCTATTATCATCAAGGTATGTGGATAGCTTGATATTAGCTGTTGTCAACTCACCCATCTCATCTCTATAATCAGAGATGGTTTGGTGCTTCGCTTCTAGCTGTTCTTTGTTAAGAGCCTTGATGCTTCTGATATACTTCTTCTGTGAATCCATCTTTGTTTGAACTAGATGAATTTCATGATCAACATCTTTTGATCTCTCTTTTAGAGCAGATATCTTCTCCTTCAACAAACCATTCATTTTAGAGAATACGTTAATGTCCAGAAGATCCTCGATAACATCCCTACGGTTTTGTGCAGTTAGTTGCATAAAGGGGATGAAGGAGGAAGACCCCAATACTACTATCTGGTGAAAACTCTTGTGGTTTAGCTTCAAGATGTTTTGCTCGAGGATCTTCTGATACTCTTTGGCATGAGATGATTGATTCATTAATGTACCATCTCTCCAGATTTCAAAGGTGTTTGGTTTAATACCACGAACTACTTTGAAATCAGAGTTATTAACATTAAATGATATCTCTACCACTGTTCCTTTACCATTAATACTGTTGACAAGCTGAGCCTTGCTTATACTCCTGTGTGCTTTACCAAATAACGCAAAGCTAAGAGCATCTAACAAAGTCGACTTACCAGCACCATTATGACCCACAACTAGTGTAGTGTCATACTTAGTAAGGTCAACCTCAGACCAGTTATTACCGGTACTGAGGAAATTTTTCCATCGCAATACTTTAAATATTATCATGCTATCTCTAAGGCTTGAGCTTCAATCATTAAGGAATTCATCTCCGACTTGATTCGATCTTTGTTCAGGTCGGTGTCTACAGCATCAATATAACTATTCAATAGTGTAGGGGTATCATCCACCATTACACCCTGATCGTCAACAGCTTCACCTAAAAATTCACTAAAATTTTCAGCTATTTTTAATTCTATAATAGAACGATTCTGAATGCGGTCAATAAACCGATCAAATGTGTAAGTGTCACTCTTGTTAATAACAACTACCTTAACAAACTTACCATCAACATCATCCAGTGGATAGTGAAGATAATCCTGCTCACTATCATCATATGTGATGCGGTGATAAAGAGTGTTGGGATTATGAACAGCTGTCAGACCTCTCGTCTCTGTGTCAAGCACATGGAAGTACTTCTTGTCATGAGCATCATTCCAGAAGAACTCCATCTGAGATCCAAGATAGTGAATGTTATCCTGTTGCGACTTTGTATGGAA